CAGCAATGTTCGGCGGACAGCCCACGCAATCGGGCTTGGACTCGGTATGGTCATTCAGTTCGATCTTATTGCCGCTGGCAGAAAGGATCTTAATGTAGTTGAATTGGCCACGCAAATTGGCTCCGTCGTCTCCTTGTGGGCTCTCAATATCGCTCATTTCAATCAGGTGACCTGTAGCTGACTTCCAATAGGTCCGCCCGACATAATGGTTGTTGCAACCGAAATCAAATTCCCGATCCCAAGTCGGATCGCCACTGGGTTCCTCAACGCTGTCGTCCATGACGAAAGTGTGGCCTGAAATGGACATGATCTGAATGCCACTCTGGGGTAAATCACATTGGTTGTTTTGCGGCGTTGGCGCACCTTTATAGGGACGGCACTCTTGACGGTGCTTAAAGAAAGGGTTGCTGCCTACTTGTGATTTGTAATACTTTGTAGTACCTTTGCTGGTGCTCGGGTGACCGCCAATGATCTTGTTGTTGCTGCGTTTTTCATCGCAGCTTGTTTCTTCAAGCTTCTCGCCCAACTTTGGAGTAAGATCCGAAATGTTGGCAGATGAAAGAGCTTCATTTATTTGGCCTGAAGCGACATTACTTCCTTCGGCAGCATTGGCCCCTTGGCCGGCGAGATATTGGGTATATTGGTTCTGCGTGTAGGCATCCTGAACACAGCTTACTTCTCCGGGCTTTACTACGCCCCCGCATTCTGGGTGGGCCCATTGGCCGGCATAGTGCAAATGGTCATCTTTCATCATGATCCAGTTGCCGCACGACGACATAAGTTCAAATCGCTTCCATTTGCGGTTACAACGAGGGTCGCCGTCCACCATCTTGATCGCATGCTTTTCGGGGGTCTTGAAGCCGTAAATGTTTGGGTAGGTGATTAGACGCTGGGCTTCCGGATTGGATGCGAAGTCTACGATCGAGTTTAGATCATATCCATTGTAATTTTCTGTGTTCCATGGCGGGAACACTTGGCTGCCGTCGTTAGGACCAACCAAGTAGCCGTTCCGCTTACCTTCCCAGATGTCGTAGTATTCCTGAATGGGGTAGCCCCAGTTGTGGGCGGTGCCATCCGGCCCACGATTGCGGTGCCATGTAGTTCCAATATAAAACGGTGCAGATCGGTTGCCGTTTTCAAACAAAATGCAAACCGTAGAACCGGCTGGCGGGATCCAAGTAGCGCCACAATCATCGAAGCCGCCGAATGGACTTATAGCATGAGCCCATGGTAATTCTGTTATGCGCATTCCGGGTTTGTGAAACAATGGACAATACCAACGGATACGATTTTGCTTCCAAATATCTATCGTTTCTACGCACAGAGCCGTGTACAGGCCAAATTGACTTCTAGATTGTTCAATAACTTTGGAATTATCGGTTATTTCACCATGCAAAACAGACTTAATGGTTCCAGTCATGTCGCCAAGTTGATTTTTAATTGATTTAACTTGACGACTAATTTCATCAAGATCTTTCTGTTGTGCTATGGTCATTGATTTATTCCTTTAATTATCTTTTAATGGTTCAGCAATACCCATGTTTCCTTCACCATCATTAAACTTTTCAGTGCCACCCGGACCACCAAGTGGCATGTCATAATCGATGTCAACTTGAGGTATTGCCAAAGACAACTCAAAAGTAGTAGTGTAGGAACCGTTTTGGATCTGATGGCTGACACCGGTGATCAAATATTCCCTGTTGCTTAACATTGAATTGCAGGTTGAAGTTTGTAGCCAAGAACAATCAGATTCGCTATTAGCTATATAATATGGATTGATAAATACAATTGATAAACATTTTGATCCACATACATCATAGTTGACATAATAAGGATCTCCATGAATTTTTAGTTCGGCTTTAAATCCTTTAGGAGCGGCACCATCACCAACTGCATTCGCAGCATGCATATTTGCCACTTCTGCTTCTCTAGCAAGTGAGGCGTGAGCATTTGGACTCCGAAAATTCCATTCATGTTCCTGAATAACAATGTTGGTTTGTGTTCCTGCCTCTTCTATGTTTGCTATATTTGGATTTGGTTTAACCTTTTGAGAATTGTCGCCACTTGAAGCTCCGCCAGTAGCACCTCCTTCTCCCGGAATCATTCCTTTAATGAAAGAAACTGATGGAGTGAAGCTAATTACGGGACTACAATTGCCTCCGTTTACAATGTAAGTTGCCAAAATCCTATCGCTTTGACAAATTTCATCAGTTTTTTTTCCATTTATTTGATCTTCTTGTATGATTACAGCATTTCTTGTGTTGTCATATGCAATGATGCATCCAAATCCGTCTATTGTTACAATTCCAGTAAGCCATTGTCTAGCAACTGACAAAGAATTCTGTTGGTTTAATGGCCATGTAGATAAAGGGCCATCTGGCGGGTTCTCCTTAAATTCAAAACCAACTTCGCTACCGTCAGCTTTTCTAAAAATAACATCTTTCCATTTGGGTTCTCTTTCTTTAAAAAGTTTTTCTAAAGCTTGACGCAAAGATATTTTCTTATCAGAACCCGCCATGGCTCCTACATGAGATGTATCGTAAACTTTGGATTGTGGAGCACGAACAGCAAGCTTAATTTTAACACTGCCGTTTTCAAAAGTTGCGTCAAGGTCGGAAAAGAAACCAGTTATGGATATTCCAGCCACAGTAGAAGATAAAATTGGAATTGTATTACCATCACTGTCAGTTACCATCCAGCCAAAATCAATTTTACAATCATCCATTTCTTGCAAAACTCTACCGGTGGTTTTATTGAGTGATCGAAGAAGCTTACGATAAACTGCTCCGCCATTATCGATGATCTCAATATTGCATCCCCAGCCCATTGAGTTTACTTGAAATCCATAGGTAAACGATGATATAGCAGCAAGGTTTATATTTGGTGCGGAATTATTGCCAATAGTAATAACTTGTCCACCGCCAAAGATCATTTTTACATAAGGCGTATAAATTGCGCCATCATATATTTGTGGCTGATTATTGCAGGAATATTTAAGACAAGTTTCTGTTATGTTACAAGCCATTTTTATCCCATGATGTTATCTGGCAGACGGATATTTAAACCAGACCTGAATTGGTAAATGTCTTTTATATTGTTGGACTCCATGATCTTCCACCAAAAATCAACTGTTCCGTAAGCAGCCAAAGAAACAAGATCAGGACGAAATTCTGTACTCGAAGTCACCACATAATATTTGTCACGATTTGACAAAGGTATATTTGTTTTCTTATATGTTCCAAAAGTCAATAGCTTATTTTCAGTGTAATAATACACATCGGAACCGGAGTAGCGACTCGTGAAAGTCACGAAACGCTTGGAGTCAATATTGGATGCCTCGATAAAGTTCGCCATGTTTACCTTACATTGTGAAAATAGTTTCTGCCCCCGGAAGTTTTGTTTGATTATAAACTACATCAAAGTTCATTTCTATATCAAACTTATAAGGAAGATATGTTTTTTCATCCCAAGGTACTCCCGGATCATACTTAATGTTGTAAGACTTCAAAACTGCACAAACATCTGAGTCTCGACTCAACAACTTGCCGCAACGAAGCCTAGCAATTGGAGGAGGCGCATAAGGAGCGCCACCACTTTGTTCCATAGGGTAAACTGCTGCTTGAATTGTTCTAATATAACCCAAAAATGTTTCAAAATCACTGCTTTTTGTTGCAATGAAGTGGGCACTCCAGCTTATCGTTCGGTTTTCACCATTCGTGAAGGTTTTGAAAGGGAAAGATCGACCAATTGCTCCTTCATCAGTGTATCCGGCGCCCTTTTGGTCTGAAATATCTGGTAGGATATTCATGACTATACGCTTGCCACGCTCTTCTTTAAAATCGCTACTCTGGTCACCCAATTGAGGAAACCAGATGTAGCAATTTTCAAGAGGTTGCAACATACCCTCAGGCTGCGTGGCTTTCATCTTTCACTCCTCAAACTGCTTTTGGCGGCCCCATGTTTAGCGCCGCTTTGGAAGGTCCTTGAGCGACGGATGCGGCTGTGCTTTTAAAGTAGTTAGCTGGCCTTCCCATTACCTCGTTCAAACTAGTATCGGCTTGACCACCACCACT